GAGCTATCGTTATATTAGCTACGCTTGAATATACGCTGTACACGTTGTCAAAAGAGAAGTGCCGAACCCTGATGTTATACGTCAAACCAACCTTTACGTTTGATATTTCAGCGTTTATACGCCCCTTACCTGCTAGGGTGGCCGTTTGGTACTCTGAACCTCCAGCGGCCTTAAACTGTATTTCTGTGCCTTGAATAGCGCTGTCTACAGCGTTAGACCAAACCGCCCTTATGTTAATTTTAGCTGTTTGGCCTTCAAGATTAGTTACCTGTACTGGAGTGCCTATAGTTGGAGGGTCAATTTCAAGCTCCCCGATTACTGGCAACCCTGAATTTGGTTGAGGCGTTGAGTATTCGTTGAAGGTGAACCCAAAAACAGAAGCCGACATTTCCTGTAACTGCAAAGAGGTAGCGGCAAATATGTTTCCATCATTCTCAAGGAAGGTCATAGACATGCCTTGAATTTCAAATATTTTATTTACATAACCTAACCTAGAATTTGTTACATATAACCAATCGTTAGGCTGGGCTTTCATAAACTCCAACGTGGTTACAACCTCTAAAGTTGTTGATTGTCTTTGGTGATCTAAGGATATTCTTTGTAGCCGTTGAGCCATAGTCTCTGAGGTGGTAAATGGGTATCTAAGCTCAAGAGTCCGAGAAAAATTTGCAGATGCCTCGCCTGATGGAGTGTCAGCCGCAAGATAAGGTGAAGAGTCATATTGCGTTACTTCGGATGCTTGGTAGTTATCACCCTTATTAATAAATATAGATTTTACGGAATTAAATAGCTCTCCGCTCATAGACTGAGTAGTTATTTTAGGCGTACCTAAAACATTATCGTCAGTTATTGATAGTGCTGGCGTCTGAGATGCTCCAGCAAATAGATTGAATTTTCCATTTGTGTAAGTGACGTTGCCCGCGCAAGAAGTTGTGATAGATTCTATTAAACCAGACCCGCTTGCTGAGAAGTTTGAAAATCCATTAGAGGTATATCTTCTTTCTTGGGTTGCTGGGTCGCCATTTCCATCAACCGTTAAGGTTACGAGTTGATCGCAAGTGTTGGCCGCAGATGAAAAGCCGCCCCCACCAGTGCCATCGTTTAGCTCTCCCGCTAGTGATTTCAAGCCATAAGTAGTATCAACCAAGTAATCCCTAACTTGTAAAGCAGGGTTCTGCCTCTGCAAATCAGTAGTAGATAAGGCACTAGTTCTAGGGTCATATATATTTTTTCCCCGCATAACAAACCAAATAGAAGGAATATTAGGCATGTTTTCTGGGTCATAAACCAACTCAAAATAGAAATAGCTACAGCCTAAAAACTTGGCGGTTGCTGGGTATCTTGTCGGGTTTCCTGCACTTGCTAATCCATCAACAGCAGTTTGAGAGCCATCATGAAATGTAAACCTAGCTAGGGTACTTGAACCAAACGCTAGATCATTATCAGAATTTGTAAATTTAGATGTAGTAACGCTGTGGACAGTTTCACCGCTTACTGTTGCCGTGGATAGAGTTAGTTTGAGTTCATTAAAATATACCTCATCAAAACCATCACACTTATGACCAGCAACAACGATAGTCATTCCTAATATGCCGTTCTTTGTTGCGCGGGTATCCATTTTTACAATGGTTCCACCAACGCGACAGGTGCCGTATATTAATTGGCGCGGAGACGCCCCACTTCTACCTGATACTTTTGTCCCAAAATTAGCTCCGCTGGCATTTACGCCTTTGGATGAGAGCATTCCTATGCCGCCAGCAACAAGGGTTCCAATAAAGGCTGTTAAATACATTGATGCGGCTTGCGTTGCAGTTAACGCAACAACACTTGCCGCTGTTCCCCACGCTGTACCTGCTATAGCCGCGATTCCTGTTACAACCAAAAAAACTACTGCTACAGCGATAATTGCCGCTTTAATTACCTTAGCCATTTATTCTAAACACCTTTATCGCTAAATCGTTATCTTTAAAGCTATAGCCGCCATCTGATGGGCTTATGATTGCATAGCCATCGCATACGCCAGTTACCTGCTTTTCATCAACTTTAAAAACAACAATATCACCCTTTGCAATATATTGCTTTTGAATAACTTTTAATCCTTTGAGTTTGGTGCCTTTTGCAAGGCTTTTTAGCAAGGTCTTGCCGTAAGATTTTATAGCCTCGTTTGCGCTTTCTTCATCATGCCACTCTAGCTCAGATGGTATCAACGCCTCACCTGTCATAGCCTCAAAAGCCGCATCTGCAAACTTTACGCAATCCCATTCACCCCATTGAAAATCTCTATCTTTGTTTTCAACCATAAAGGCGTGGTATCTGTCTTCCCAATCTGGGAGTTTTCTAGCCATGATTTTTACCTTTTAATTTGGATTTATACTGGGCATTTCTTGGGCAGGCAATCCGCCTCCATGACCTGGAGTTCCTTGGCCTCCCGCGAACCCACCATTACCTCTCCCCCACATTATCTCCATGTCTTGGAGCTTTTCTACAGCGTCAAAGCCAGTATCCCCTGCGCCTACCAAAGCAACTTGAGATTCTTTTGTGTATCTATAGTTGCATGGGCGCTCTAAGTCTAAAAGCCGATTTTCGGTAATTAGGGTTATCATAACTCCATCGGTTGGAGAGTCTGTCATTGAGGTTGATACCATCCTACCTTTGTACAGAGTCATAACGCCATCAACGTGATCTGTGCCTCCGCTTACAAAAGCAAGAAGCAAAGTAATTGGTCTGTTTTGGTAGTTTTCTGAAACAGCGTATCCCAAAACGGTAGCATCCATCCCTGATAGCTGGAAAGTAACTCCTGCGCTTTTTAAATCGTTTGAATCCTCAATATCAGATACCGCTAATAAAGTTCCAGCACCAGTGTAGGTTTCTGAATTTATAACTAGATCACCACCCCCAGAGTGCAGAAGCAAGGTACTCGTATCAAACTCAGCTTTAATGGCAAAAATAATATGCTGATGATCTTCTGCTAATTTTATAGCCGCTTTTGTATCAATTCCTGCTCTAGTAGCCATTACATAACCTCAATGAAACTAAAAACTATATTGTAAATTGAATTTTGATTGGCGCTCCAATCCACGGCATTACCGTCCAGCCTAAACAACCCTCTATTTACGCCAGTATCAAACCCAACAAAATGGTCATCTGTAAGGTTTTGACGTAACTTTGGCTGTATAGGTATTGAGTAAAGATCAGTAGTGGTATTAGTTATTACCGCATCCCCTGTTGCCATAACTAACTGGACTATTTTATCTGCATTTGTTGATGCCGCAGAATAAACAGCAAGATAATCCCCAGCCTTTACCGTCCCAGCAACGCTAGTATTGACTGCTTTAACGCTTAAAGCTGACGCCCCTTTAATGTTCTGGCGAACCTTGCACCCCGATGTATTAGCTTCCGCAGTAAGCACATGGTCAACAACGACAACATTATTACTGCTTTTGGTTGTTATTTTAAACGTGCTATTGTTTTCCTCGTTATTAGCGCCTGAAACAGTAAAAAAATCACCAACAACAAGGCCAGCAAATATCCCTGAACCTGCGTTAGTAATTACTGATCCGTTAAAGGTAAGCGTAATAGAATTTACATTAGTCCCGCTGTTTACTCGCACATCAGCTAAAAACCTTGAACCGTTATAAGTCCCTTGCGGAACCTTCCCATCTGGGTCAACCATTTTAAAGTAGTTTTTCTGCCCCTCTAAGGCCGATAAAAAAGATTGCCACTCTACAGCCTGTGGACGCCTCATTGGCGCGAGAGTAACCCTTCCTGTCCAGTAAGTAGCATCATACTCTTGGGTGCGTTGCTTCCCTGAGAATGGCGATACAGTTACACCCAAAGTTCTATTTAATGAGAAATCAGAGCTTGTAAAACCTACGTTAGTTGGTATTGGTATTATTTTAGGCACCTAGCAACCCCTTTCTAAAGTTTCCACCGCGACGGCTTGCATCAAGAACACTTGCCTTAGATACCTCAGCGATTGTTGGTAACATTTTTTGTATCTCTGCTCTAACTGTGCCGACAACTCCTGTTGAGAAGTTAAGGCTTTGGTTTACCACGATAGTGCTACCACCACCCATAGCGTTTTTAGTATTCATGTTATTCATGACACTGCCGCTAGTGTTAGGGATAATTAACTCAGGTCCACGCTCTCCCACTAGGGTGGGGGTGCCTTTGCTGTAATGACCTCCACCAGCACTAGCATCGGTTTTTGCCGCGCCCCCTCCAAAATTAAAAGTAGGCAATTCCTGAAATCCCTGTTGCCCCCCAAATATAGAATTTAGTATTTTATTAACGATAGCCATCTGCAAGAATATAGAGATGATTTGAGAGACCATGCTTTTAGCAAAATCTTTAAATGCTCCTAAAGCATTCTTACCCTCCATTAGAGCCGTAACAAAATTGTTGCTGAAAGCGTTAGCTGAATTTGTAACTGCTTGCGCTAGCTGACTTCCTAAAGTTTCAGAAGTATCTTCTGCCGTCTTAGAGATATCTGTTAAATTTTCTCTAAGCGTTCCCATTACAGTTTCAATCTCTTCTGGGCTTCTGTCTCCAAACAAGAATTTTAAAGCAACCGCATTTCCAGAATCTATCACTGATTGCAAATCCGCTATTGTAGATTTTAACTCCTCAAAAGGAGTGACAGTTCCTTCAACTGCGGATTTAATATCACCGTATTGATCTGATAACGCTGTATTTTTAGCGCCATCTTGCATCTCTTTTAATTCAGCCCTTAAAGTTGCAAGCCCAGCCTTAACCTCTTTAAGCGTCATTTCAGGGAACATCTGCATAAAGGCATCTGTATCAGTATCTAACGCTAATTTTATAGCCGCTATTTCTTTTGCAAGGGCTTGCGCTGGAGTTACGGTTCCTTGTATTGACCCAGCAATTTCACCATACTTTTCTTTTATTACATTTAAGTCTTTTAAATCCAAGCCATCTTGTATTACTTTTCTTTGCTCTCCAACAAACTCTACCAATTCACCTACTACAGCCTCAGAGTATTTCCTTACCTCCTCTATTTTTCCAGTTACCTCATCAACGATAGCTTCACCGTTGTCATCTAACTTCGGAACCATTATTGTTGGGGCTATTTTTAATTTTGCAGTAAGCTCATCAAGTGCTAAAAATGCGTTTGTAGATTCCGCAAACTTTTCTTGTAATTTATCAAGGTCAGCAACGGCATTCATTCCCCTGCCTTTTTCATAAAGATCAGCAATTTGCTTGTCTTTATCAATTAAGGCTTCAGCCGCTTTCCTAGCTTTGTCGCTAATTGCTATCCTAGCAAGCAACGCGTCCTTTATCTTTCGTTGAGCCTCCTCGTAAGGCTTTTCTGCTTCTCCAGCCGCAAACTCAATGCTATAT